AAGACTACAGCGGAAACAAAGTAGACGGTTCTCCATATATGATGAGAAAAGCACAACGTAGAGCAGTTGTAATTAAATTACAATCAGTTGTGGCATCTCAGCAAGATATCAGAAACGAAACTAACCGATTTAATCTTATTGCATGTCCTGGATATCCAGAACTAATTGATGAAATGGTTAGCCTTGGAGTTGAAAGAAAAGAGACTGCTTTTGTTATTGGTGACGCACCTTTAAGATTGGCCTCAGATGCAACAAGCACAGGTAATTGGGCAAAGAATAGTAATAACGCAGATGTTAACGGTGAAGATGGATTAATTTCAAGTTCGCCATATGCAGGTGTTTACTATCCTCATGCATTAACAACTGACCTCGATGGTTCAAATGTATTAGTACCAGGTTCACACATGGCACTAAGAACTTTTGCATTTAATGATCAGGTGGCATTCCCTTGGTTTGCACCAGCAGGTTTCCAAAGAGGACTTGTTAACAATGCTTCAAACGTTGGTCACCTTGATGCAACAACAGGTGAATTTACACCTGTAGCATTGAGCGAAGGACAACGTGATGCTCTTTACATTGATAAAATCAATCCAATTGGCAACTTCCCAGGAAGAGGAATTGCTGTATTTGGACAGAAAACATTAAACCCAAGTTCAAGTGCATTGGACAGAGTTAATGTTGCAAGACTTGTTGTTTACATCAGAGAAAGACTTGACGATATCGTTAAGCCGTTCTTATTTGAACCAAACGACGAAGTTACAAGAGCAAATGCTAAATCAGTTGTAGATAGATTCTTAGGACAATTAGTGTCTCAAAGAGGATTGTTTGACTTTATTACAGTATGTGATACTACAAACAATACTCCTGCAAGAATAGATAGAAACGAATTGCACATTGACATTGCTGTACAGCCAGTCAAAGCAGTAGAGTTCATATACATTCCTGTAAGAATTCAAAATACATTAGGCTCAACAGCATAATAATAGTTATAACTATACAGAAAGGGCGGTTAATCCGCCCTTTTTTGTGTCATAATTAAAACACGAGTTAATGATTTTGGTACAAATATGATAAATATTCGTATAATATTTAATAAGTTCTTAGGAGAACATAATGGCAACATCAACAGCGACAACTGAAACAAAAAGTAAATTTGGGGTACCAATTACTGGAGCAACTGGTTCTGGTATTTTGATGCCTAAATTAAAATATCGTTTCCGTGTTTCTTTTTTGAATAACTTTGGTGGACAGGCTGAAACAAAAGTCTTAACACAAAATATTCAGAATGTTTCAAGACCTAAGATTACTTACGAAGAAGTAGTTATTGACAGTTACAATTCGAAAGTATATGCTCAGGGTAAACATGCATGGGAACAAATTAACGTTGTTATAAGGGATGACATTACTAACCAAGTTGCTAAGTCCGTAGGTGCACAGGTTCAAAGACAATTGAACCATTTCCAACAAAGCACTCCAGCCGCAGGTGCAGACTATAAGTTTGACATGCAGATTGAAGTACTTGATGGTGTAAATGCAGGCTCTACTGAAGTTTGGTTCCTCGAAGGATGTTTCTTAACTAACGTAGATTACAGTGAAGCAGATTATAGTACATCTGAAAATGTTACTATCAACTTAACTGTACGTTATGATAACGCAACACACTTTGAAGGTGATAACGATATTAATGGTAGAACAGCCGCTGGTAACCCATTCCCTGAAAACCCAGTTACAGGTGACGACGGAATACAGGCTTAATATAGCAACGGAGGTCTCTTAACGTGAAATTTACGAGATTTGTTGGTCCTCACTCCAACGATAAGTTTTACGCAAGAGACTTTCGTAATGGTTACAGGTTTAGACCTGATGTCAACCCACCAAGACAACAGTTTCAAGGGTATGTAAATTTTATCTTTAATAGATCTGTTTTACAGTTTCTTGCAAACAGCAATCTCACATTTAAAACAAGTTTGAGTAGCCTTATTCGTAGGGCAACTCTACCTGGCGTAGATTTCAGAACAGAAGTAAAAAATCAATTTAACAAAAGAAGAATTGTAACAACAGGTTTAGATTATACACCTGTAGAGTTTACTTTGTTAGACACTTTAAATAATGATTGGCTAACTGTATTGATGAAGTATTATGCTTATAACTTCATGAATCCAAGAAATAAAAATAGATTTGCTGACAGAGATATTACAACAAACAAAGCAATGATTGATGAAATGTCTGGTTCAATGTTCAAAGGTGATACTTTTAACAGTAATGAAGCAGGATTTAATTTACAATTTGAACAGAACTTTTTTGAAAGAATAGATTTTATTTTATATCATGGTGGTAAAGGTGTGCAGTATTCAGTAACAAATCCTACAATTACTGCTTTTAGAACAAAAGAAATAGATTATGCAAGTAGTGAATTTATGGAGTTTACTATTACTGCTGACTATGAAAACTTTACAACATATGATATTGCAAACTTTGATTTAACTAAAGTTGATCTCGATAGATTTGAAGACTTACCAGATGGATTTGAATTTTATGGTGATGATTTACTTATCAAACCATTGGGTACAGAAGTTGAAACAGACTTTGAGTTCCTTGGAAACAGAGTATCAGAATCTGCTGGTGGTATTGGGTCACGTGGTAGAACAAGTCAACCTGCAAACTTCAAACAAAGAGATACAGACGACATAACCACAGGAATAGGCGTCATAGATGATTTGTTTGGTGGCGCCTTAGACATTGTTGCTGTGAAACCTACTTATGATGAATACAAAGATGCATTTAAAAACAGGGCACTTGGTGTTTTAGGTGGTGCTCTTGCAAATGCAGTAGTGCAAGGTGTAACATCAAGTACTGCCAACGTACAATTATCACCTACAGCAACGACCGAAAATACAGGAGAGTCCAGAGGTGCAGGTGCAACATCAGTAAATAATCCTACAGGTTCCGCGTAATGTCTACTTCTATATACACAACATTTGGTAATGAAGTTAAGTATGAACTTAAAAATGACACACTGGTTGCATACTTAGAAAACTCTACAATAAAATTTCCTTTACCTGAAGCAACGTCTGAAATACTTGCGGAACTGGCCGCACCTAAGGATACTGCAATAGATCCTTCAACATTAAGTGCTATAAGCACTAAATTAGTTGCTATAGGTTTTTCAGAACTAAATGCTACAGCAATGGCAAAAGTTTTAATACAAGTTTCAAAAGTTCAAAATGTACATCCTACTACATATTTTGATATGAACAAAGACACATTAAAACTCACCATAGATGCCTTTAATGCCATAAATGCAGTTAGACCTGCAGGCAATAAAATAGATCTTAAAACTCCTTTGAAAAATTCAAGAAGTAAGGCATCATATTTGATCCAACCTTAATAAATAATTAATATGAAAAAGTTTGCACAAGGTTCATACGAAATTCAGAATGGCGGAAAGTATGTGGGTACTAAGGCTCCATTCTATCGTAGCAGTTGGGAGTTAGCATTTATGAGAATGTGTGACCAACATCCTAACATCAAAAAATGGGCAAGTGAAAATGTTAAGATACCCTACCAAAGACCGGACACTGGCAAGTATGCAAACTATGTTCCTGATTTTATGATTCAATACATAGACAAAGATGGTTTAGAACATGTTGAACTTATAGAAATCAAACCAAGAAATCAAACCACAATGGAAAGTGCTAAAACGCAAGGACAAGCATACCAAACAGCCATAAACGCCGCAAAATGGACAGCGGCACAAGAATGGTGTACAAGAAAAGGAATACGTTTCAAAGTTATAAATGAAGACCAAATATTTAAAAATAACAAACCACGCAAATCTAAAAAACGTATTTCTAAGCCAAGAATCAAATAAATACCAATATGACTAAGAAATTAGAAGAAGAATTTAACTTACCGCCTATTGAAGAAGCAACAGCCGAATCAGTGCCATCTATTCAAGAGTCTAAAACACAGATAGAGGAGTACAAAGAGGCATTGAGTTTAAGTGAAAAGATCAATAATGCTTTTAAAGAAGTACAAGGGTTAGACGAACACGAATCTGAAATGACTGAAATTGGCAAAGAAGCCTTAGACAGTTATAGACAGTTAATGGACCTTGGTATGAATGTTAGTGATATGGCGGCAGGTAAAGTATTTGCAGAAGCAAGTAATATGTTAAAAATTGCTCTTGAGGCCAGCGATGCTAAAACAAAAGCAAAATTACAACAAATAGATTTAATGATTAGAAAACAACGTGCTGATAAAATGGGCGGTGGTTCAAACGATGATGTGCAACTTGGACAAGCAACTGTGTTTGATAGAAACGAATTGTTAAAAATTGTAACAGAAACTAAACCGTCCAAGTAACCAATTTAAATTGTTCCTCAGGCAAGTCTAATTGTTCAGTAGTCCATTTGCTTTGCCCTACAAAATCTAAATGTGACCATTCGTCTTTTTTACTAAGTTTGAAGTTTGCAAATTCTTGCCAGTCTGTCGACATCAATAAGTTTTCTATTTTGATTTGTTTCTCTAAAACAGTATCTAAATTAAAGTCGTCCCATTCATAATGAAATAACTCCATAGTATTATATCTACTGTCATCTACATAATCAACACTGATATCTATGCCCCATTTAGGTTTGAGTTGAATCATTTTGTGTATAAGATGATTGCCTTCTGCCCAGTGCCCTAACTGTTCTAATGCGTATCCATGGTATCCTTTACGTTCAAACAAATATGAATGATTAATATGAGGCCCTGTGGTATTAGGCAAATTTTTAAACCAAGGTTTAGCAATTGACCTTCTATAACGAACAAAGTCTGCTTCTCCCATATTCTTTTTAGCATATTCCTGTTCAAGTGGGCACAAATCATATCCACTTTGATCAAACAGTGACAATGCTTCATAAGTAGGGCAATGCATTTGTTCTATGGCTGTGCCCCAGGTTGGTTTAGTGTTGAAGTGATTTTCAGATCGATGAAACATGTAAACTATTTATTCCTTTAAAGTTGAATAGATGATAAATAAGTATAAATAGTTATTCAAAGTAATGGAGACACAATGGAACTTAAAGATTACTTAAAAGAGTCATTCACTAAAGAATATGGCTTTAGATTAAAGTTTGCCGCAGATTGTGGATCAGATCATATGGATATCTTAGAAAAATGTCTTGCAAAATATAACATGGTAAGCATTTCTCCTTTTAAAAGATCTCCAATTGAGGAAAATCCAGTAGAATTTGTTAGAGCAAAAGGTGTTAATTTTACATCAGAAGTATGCAGTACTGATGTAGTTTTAAAATATCCTGTACACGAAAGAGTACTTGAAGTATGGTGTGCAGTAAATCTTGGACTACCTCATGAAAGAGTATTAGTTTATGGTGTAAAAGAGCCAAGAAAAGCAGAGGCAGAATTTGCCGGTGAAAGACTTGTAAACGATAAAGATAGATCAGTAAGTGAAGAAGATGCAGTATTGAATAACGAAGACCAATCCCATTACGAAATGCAAAACGAAGACTTTGATGATAACATATCTTTATACGGCGAAGAGTTTAACCAAAAGTTTCTTGATGAACTTGATAAAATCAAATCAGAAAAAGGTGCGGATTATTTCAGCAACTACCCAACAAAAGATGAATTAATGGGCGACAATTTAAGACCTATGTATGATACATTAACTGGTCAGCCTAATATGGGTAAAGGCGCAGAGCAAGCCAAAGAAGTTGATAGAATTAATATGCATGGTTCACGTAGTAGATAAAAATGCAAAGATCTGATCTACAGATAAGACAACTTATGTCGTTATTTGACAACGATCGTAATGAGCCATTTGGCACAAAAGTAAAAAGAATTTCACGTAATACTGGCGATGCTATTGGAAAAGGTGCAGTTGGAGGTATGACTGGTGGAGCCATAGGCGGAATTACTGGTGCAGTTGATGGCTATATGAGAGGTGGAGCCGCAGGTGTTGTGCCTGGTGCTATAGGTGGTGCTAAATTAGGTGGAGCCATAGGAGCCGTAGGTGGTGCCTTACAACCAACTATAGACAGAGAATTAGGTGACCCACAAACATTAGCCGCCGATGATGAAAATCCATTTGATGCAGATTCACAAGATTCAGTAGATGTTAATGTACCAAGTGGTCCTTTTGATGTTACAATTACAGCAAAAGTCAATGATGTAGATAGTTTAAAAGACTTATTGCAAAAACTAAATGACATTGATTCTAATAAACCAGGAATGGACACTAATATAGATCATGACAATGGAGAAGTAGAACCTACTGAACCGTGCGATAATCCACATTACTCAACAGATAAAAAAATACTTGTAAATTATCTTAGAGACCAACTAAAAAATCGTCTTTAAACCTTTTTTCCCACATAAATAGTACATATGGCAAGAGGAACCGCAGATACCACCCTGGTTAAGCAGG